GCTTGAAGTGATGAAGAACACATCACACATTGACATGTGGAAAATGGATATTAAAAATATGTAAACAATAGATAGGTATGGGTGAAGCTGCGAAAATTTCGCTCAAAGCTATTGGAAAGCAAGACACATACTTGCTTTCCAATGATCCAGACGAATCATTCTTTAATTATAATAATGACAAAGTTCACTCCAATTTCAGAAAATACCATAGAAACCGTAATATAATTAAACCTGGTAACGCGGATGCTAGTTGGCCATTCAACCGAACCATAAAAGTTGAATTTAACCCGAGAAACATGGGTGACCTCTTGAGTAACATGTATTTGAGTATCACCATGCCCGCTATAACTGATGGTAACTACGCGGATCAATTGGGTAGACATATCCTCAAAAGTGTGACAATGTATGTAGACGACATTGAAGTTGAGAAGATCTATGACGATTGGGGAATTATATATGACGAGCTTTATTTAGAAATGTCTGAAAAGGTAGCAAATAGATTCCTTGTAAACAGAAATCTCGGTTTTGACGATGCACCTGATAACGCAGATGTAGCTCGTTACAGTTCAGATTTGGTGATCCCAATTCACTTCTTCTTTTCTAGGAAGTTTGCCAGTGATGAGTATTCTTCAAACAAACCCAATAGACCGTATTTCCCTGTCTGTTCCATCTATCGTCAAAAGATAGAGTTTGAGTTTGAGTTTCATCAACAAGAGTTCTTTACAGATACTACAGATACAGTAACCCTACCCTCGTTTAATATTGTCACCGAGGAGATTACTGTAAGTCCCGAAGAGAGAAACTTCTTTGCATCCCAAAGACAGACAATGATAACGGACCTAGTAAGAAAGCACCCAGTGATTGTAAGTGACCTTAACAGGGATGTCATAAAGAACAATCTCGTTCCAAATATTCCTGTAAAGTGCATTCACTGGTTTTTAAGAAACACCGCATTTGAGGATGAAACTGAAGCAGTGGGGGATCCTGTACCCGCCACAGATGGTGAACGCCTTTACCAAAATCGTTTCAACTTTTCATCTTCCCTTGATTTTCAAGGTGAAAATACATTCTTCTATCCCCTAATGTCTGAAGCCAGTTTTTACATAAATGGAAATAAACTCCCAAATGTGAGTAAAACGGACCACTCATACTACAAATACTTAATTCCATTTCAAAAGAGGCTGGCAAGGCCAATCAGGAACATTTACACGTATAGTTTCTCGTTGAATCCGATAAATGTGGAACCATCGGGAAACTTGGACTTTAGTCAGATACAATCTGAAAAGACTAATATAGAAGTTAAATTGGATACTTCTATAATTGATATTACAACAGAGACCTTCTCTCTACACATGTACTACACGGGATACCAGACATTCATCTTCCAAAATGGATTCATGTCAGTTGCTTACTAAAAAGCTTATCCTTGTTATTACTAATATAGTCAATGATGTTATTCTTGATACACCATTTGATGAAATTCAACTGAGCCAAAGTCGTTTGGATTTCATGAGATGTACCCGGAACTACATAGGCAAACTTTTGAGACCTACAGAATGGATCAAAGAGTTGCTTACTGTAACCATTCAAACTAGACTTGTAGGCACAGTGAACCGTAAACAGTTTACCGTCACATGTCTGATACGCAGTGTGGTTCTTTTTTGCGTAATTAGTGATAAACCATTCCAAATTGCGGAGGCTGATACCACTTGACTTGTCTAGAATATTCAGTAGTGTAGTCTTATTCTTTTCCTCGTTGTAAAAGTTGTTTATAGATGTTAGTAGAATATCGTTTTTGCTCATTGTTATATTAGACCCCCAAATCTATAAGCTCGTTAGAAGATTCACACCCCGGACACCCTCTAACATACATTTTCTCTGGGCCGTGGTTGTGTAGACTTGAACTGGAAAATGTTCTCTGACAAACACGATGCCCTTGTAAAACGTGGTGCTTACAATACCCATTCTCAAATGCCTTGAACCCACATCTCTGACCATTATTTTTTGTACCCTTGCATGTAGTACTAGTATACGATTCTGGTATATCTTTAAGAAGTTGTTCTAGAGGTATACCATGCTTTTTTGAAATTTTTTCGGCATACTCATTCACTACCGCATTCACGCGGTCTTCCAACTCTTCATCCATAAGCTTCGTAACTTTTTCATACAGACTCATCCTTACTATCTGTTGGATTGTAGTTTTTAAATAAGTCTTCAATGGATTCTTCTTTTCTCATTCTCGCTTCCTTAAGACGCGCCTTTAGAATGGGTGCAGTACCGTTATCCTCTAAACCGAGACGTTTACATTCCGCGATAAGTTCGTCCTTCTTCATACCACTGAGGGATGGCAGCTTCGGTGGTTTCTTGGGTTTATGTTGGTTAATGATTTCACCGAAGATTTCTTCCTTTACGTTTTCATATAGTGGATCTAGAAGATCACATACAGGGTTGAGGAATTTATTGAGAAAGTAATAGTGATAATCCACTGGTACACCATTTTCTTCAACATACTTTGGATCTTCGGCCTTTTCAAAAGCTTTGGCTTTAGGATCTTCAGTCTTCGTGAGTAAATAGGGAACACGGTCACCCGATTGTGGCTCAGAGCCAGGCTTTCGCTGTCTCATCTTTGTCACTACCTGAACATGTGATTGATTGATATTAACACTCTCTGGGCTCGTTACAGATACAGCTTTACCTCCAACTTTATACGAATCAGACAAAGACTGACTCAGTGTCAACTTGTCATTAGGAACGTCACCCGAAAGAAGTTCGATGGCTCTCTCCTTAGCGAGTTCCTTGGGTGGTCCTGGGTCGCTTGAGGTTAGGACTACATCTAGAAGTTCTTTACAAACCTCGCGTACATGGGGTGTATTGTCTCGTCTTACGAGTTGAAGGCCCTTCACATCAATGTAGTCCATGTGCATCTTATCATCCTTACCCTTTGTCCAAAGTTTGGCGGCATAACGCTTCTTTGAATACAAAAAATAGGGCCAATATACCTTTTCAAGCTCTAGGTTGTTAGGTTTCTTAAAAAGAGCGCTACACTCCTCTGCAGCCCTCTCACCCACCTCCCAACTATAAGCAATGGCTTCCTCACCCTTACGGTCACCAACATCAAACTCAACCATAACTGAATCAGTGTCGCCATACCTGACCTTTGCACCTGGGAAGTTGGCCTCTACGTAGTTCTTGGTCTCTTCAATCATTGAACGACCCTTAGAAGTTGTTGTAGATGCAATTGGGACACATGGAAGAATACCCTTACCTGCACCAGTAAAACCATACACAGAGTTCATAGAGATTTTGTAAGCAAGCTGCTTTCCATTATAGACTTCCTTCATAAACCCTGTAGCTGCAGCCATATCCCGCTTAGCCTGCTTTCGGAACTGTTTAAGTTCCAAAAGGATCGCAGGTAAAAGACTAGGAACATCCTGTGCAAACTTGTAGGTGCGATCACCAATATTGAAAGTCTCGTACGTGATGCCAGGTACACTACCATATTTTTTCTCGTCCATGACATACGAAGAATAACAGAGGTTGTGGGCCATCATAATACTGGGGTACAAGGCTTCAAAATCTAGGGCTGTAATTGGTGTATAGTAGGCACCCTTTTGTGCCTCCAGTACAGTGGCACCCTCATAAGGCTCTTCCGGAATAGCACCATAACGAATGGTGGGTACCATAAATCCAAGTTCCCTCGCCTTCTTAGTCAGTTGAGAAAATACTTTGATTTGCTGTCCACGTTCAACGAGGAATGGAACTGGGACCCAAGTTGCCTTTGCCATCTCAACCAGATTCAGTAGAGTACAAAGCTTCTTCATGAGTCGGTGTGGGAGAAGGGTATCCTTAATACAATACTCAGCAACTTCTCTCAACTTCACAGGATCCTCCTCCTTGTATCGGGCAAACATCTCTTTTGGTGCCATGTCAATCTTTTGATCACCGAGATAGAGCTTTGAAACACTATCAAGCTTATAGCTGTCTAGTTTATAGCCCTTCTTCACTTCGTGGAACAAATCAAAAATAAACCGACCACTCATCGGAAGAAGCTTCAAAAGATTATCACCTAGAGCGCTTGATGAGAGCTTTTTAATCACAAGCTCAGAATCAACGTCTTTGAGCTTTCCCAAGTTGTAAAAGTCGTAATGACACTTGTTAATTTGTGCACGTTTGTAAATATACTCCATATCAAAACCAAAAATGTTCCATCCAGTAATGATGTCTACGTCTTTAGCGTGTAAATATTTTTGAAACGCCTCAAGCATTTCCTTCTCAGTAGAATAACTACGAATATCACAACCCTCTAGATTTGGATCAGTCTGTTTGTAACAAAGGCAAGTCTTGTCATATGGTTCATCGGAGCCAAACTTACACAGAGAGATTGCAATCTGAAAACACGCATCCCCCGGAATGGTTGCATCAGGAAATTTACCCGTAGAACTATTACACTCAATATCCACTGAAGCCACAACAAATGGAGCAATGTCATCTCTGGCAACTGGTTTGAGTGTTGTCCAATCATTACAGAAGAGATCAATATCCACATTTGCGAGATGAGATCGGACACACTTCTCACCGCTGTCCAACCAACCAGTGGATTGAATACCAGTACGATGCATCAGACGAAGTACTGGATCTAGATTGGATTCATACACCTTGACATTCCTCACACCAAAAAGTTCAAACAGTTCGGGGGTCCTGTCAAGTGGTTTACGTAAGAAGGAATCTACAAGTCGGCGAGCCTGCAAATCCTTAAAGTTAATTTTCATGAATGCAAATTCCTCATTATTTTGGAAACCCCAAACATCTTTAGATTTCATAAGTGAATATGCAACTAGCGAGTCTTTGCACTTATCACTAAGGATATTGTAAATTCTCTGAACTTTTTGAGAATCAATACCAGTTGGGAGTTTAATAAAAAAGTAGGGTGTAAAAGCTGTCGTCACACAGACAGACTTCCCATCCTCGGTCTTACCGAAGATACTAATCAAGTGTTCATCTTCGCCGTCTCTAGCTTCCCATGTGAGTGCTTGAAAGACGACCATATCTGGGTTGTGTAACTAACGACCGAAAATTTTAATATACTTTATTAGTAAAAATGTCAGCTGCTTTGATTGACCTTGTTTCTAAAGGTGCTCAGGATGTGTACATCACTGGCCAACCTCAGGTCAGTTTTTTCCGTCAAAATTATAAGCGCCATACTAACTTCGCGATGAAGCCTGAGCGTATGGACTACATCGGTACTTTCGGGGCGTCCAATGAGATTACCGTACCGGTTCGTTCCAAGGGTGATCTTCTCAGCTATCTCTGGATTGAGGACACTCTCATATCT